CAAGGCGGCAAGGCGTGGGGCAGGACCGCCAGCGGGCGGCGCCGCGCCACACCGGCCAAAGCTGCCTCGGCCCGCCGCGCCACCAGACGGCGCACCCGCTGAGATCCTGCCGCACGCCTACGAGATCATCGACGTCGGCCAGCTGCGGCCGCACCCGGAGAACCCGAACGTCGGCGACATCGACGCGATCGGCGAGAGCATCGAGGGCCTGGGCTTCTACGGCGCGGTCATGGTGCAGCGCTCCACCGGGTTCATCCTGGCCGGGAACCACCGCTGGCAGGCCGCCAAGGCCAAGGGCCTGCGCACGCTCCCGGCGCTGATCTACGACATCGACGACGACACCGCGCTGCGGATCCTGTCCGGGGACAACGCCTACGCGCGGATGGCGACGTGGGACCCGGTCAAGCTCGTCGCGCTGATGGAACGGTTCGGCGAGGACCTGCACGCCACCGGGTGGACCCCCGCCGACGTGGCGATCGCCTGCGCCCAGGCCGGCGACGCGGCCGGGCTCGGGCGCGACTACAACCCGGCGACCATCGGCCCGGTGCTGGTGATCCACTGCGGGCAGGACCTGGTCGACGCGTTCCGCTCCATCGAGGCCGGCACCGACGCGGGCAGGCTCGCCTACCTGCTGTCGCTGGACGGGGCCGCGGTGTCAGGGTGACCCTGTCGGTCCTGGCGTCGTTCGCGTTCGCCGAGCACCTGCGTCCCCTGCCGGACGGGTCGCACCTGATGCTCGACTCCGGCGGCTACTCGGCCTGGTCGAAAGGCATCGAGGTCACCGTCGAAGGGCTCACCGGCTGGTACCTGGACCACCCCGAGGCCGAGGTGTACGCCGGGCTCGACGTGATCTACAACCCGCAGGCGACGCGGGCGAACGCCCTCGCGCAGCGGGCCCTCGGCGCCGACGTGACCCCGGCCGTCCACGCCGGCACACCCCCCGCCGAGGTGGACCGGCTCGCCGCTGACGGGTTCACCAAGCTCGCGCTCGGCGGGCTGGTCAACAAGCGGAACAGCCCGGTGGGGGCGGAGGCGTGGGCGCACGCCTGCCTCGACCGGGCCCACCACCACGGGATGACCGTCCACGGGTTCGGCCTCTCCCCGTCTTCGCCGGCGCGGCTGCCGCTGCTGCTCCGCTTCACCTCCGTCGACTCGAGCACCTGGCTGGCCGCGCGGTACGGCCGGGACACCCGGATCTGGGACGGCCGCGCCTACCGCTCCTACGACATGAACCGCGACCGGATGACCCTCGCGCAGATCTTCCGCCGCTGGCCCCCCGCGGCCGGGCACGACCCGTGGACCTCAGCGCTGACCCGCCAGCACGGCCAGCCCGGCGACCCGGACCACCTGCGGATGATGAACGCCGCCGGCGCCGCCTCGATGCTCGCGTGGGGGCAGTGGCTGATGGCCCGCGGCGGCCCCCGCGTCTACCTCGCCTCCTACGCCCAGCACGTCAAGCCGGCGTGGGATGCTGTGGTCGCTGACCTGTTCGCCGCGATCACACCCGTGGAGGCCCGCCGATGACCGACACCGCGCTGCCCGAGGTGGGCACGCCGCTGCCGCCGAAGATGCTCGACCTGCCGCAGATCGAGACGGCCACCCGGCTGCTGCTCGGCGCGCTCGGCCAGGGCACCAAGCCCGACGTGATGGCCGCCACCCCGGGCCGGGTCGCGCAGATGTTCGCCGAGATCATCAACCCGGCGACCATCGACATCGAGATCCCGTGGCGCTGCTTCCCCGCCGAAGGGTACGACGACCTGGTGATGGTCACCGACTGCCACTACGTGTCGATCTGCGAGCATCACCTCGCCCCCGCGTTCGGCGTCGCCCACTTCGGCTACCTGCCCGGCGACTGGCTCACCGGCTACTCGAAGGTGAAGAAGGCGCTGAACTACCTGGCCCGCCAGCCGCAGCTGAACGAGCGGCTGCTCACCTCCGCGCTCGACGTGCTCGAGGACGTGATCGCGCCGCGTGGCGTCGGGCTGCAGCTGCGGTCGGTGCACTGCTGCCTGGCGATGAAGGCGAACGCGCCGAGCCAGGAGGTGGTGATCGTCCAGGGGTTCCGCGGCGCGATGAAGGAGGGCCCGTGGCGGGCGGAGTTCATGGCGGCGGCGAACGCCCGGCCCGCCAGCTTCCTCGGGTAGCGGCCGACGCGGCCACCCCGGACGAGGCCGAGGCCCGGCTGTACCTCGGGCTGTACGGCTGCACGATGCACCCCGGCGGGCTGCTCCACGCGATCACCGCGTGCGTGCAGGCCGAGGCCGACGGCCGCTACAGCCTGGCCGACATCGCCGCCCGCGTCACCGTCAAAGCCGAGGCCGCGCGCGACGCTGCGCCATCATCGGACGCGTGGCGGTACGACGCGATGATCACGCTCTGCACGCGGCTGGTCCTCGCCGCGCCCCGCGTCGCCTACACCCCGCCCGGCCCGGCCCGCGGGCACGTCCACCCGCCGTGACGCATCTGGTCGCCGTCATCGGCAAGGGCCGCCGCTGCCCCCCGGCCGTCTACCAGCTGGCCGTGCAGTGCGGCGAGCAGCTCGCCCGGCTGCACCCCGACGTCGCGCTGATCTGCGGCGGGCTCGGCGGTGTCATGTCCGGCGCCGCCCGGGGCATCACGCAGGCCGGGGGAGTGTCGATCGGCCTGGTCCCGCACGGCCACGCGCCCGGCCCCTACCTCACGTACGGGATCCGCCTCGGGCTGCCGGAGAACTTCCGCAACGTCGCGCTCGCCCACGCCGCCGAGCTGGTCGTCTGCCTGCCCGGCAGTCATGGGACGGCGATCGAGGGGTGGGCGGCGGTGGACTACGGCCGGCCGCTGCTCGCGGTCGGGCCGCACGAGCGGGGAGCCACGTCGGTGCTGCCGTTCACCTGCCACACCTCCGTCCCCGAGCTCGCCCGCGTCGCCGGGCAGCTGCTCCACCTCCCGCGCCGCTGATGCCAGCCCGTGCCCCGCGTGCCTGCCCCCGCCCCGGCTGCCGCAACACGATGCCGTGCCCGGACCACACCCGCGCGCCGTGGTCCACGTCGAGGTACGGACGTGGCGCGCCGGAGATGCCAGCCCGCGTCCGCGCCGCCGTCCTCCGCCGCGACTCCACCTGCCGCCTGGCCTTCCCCGGCTGCCTCGGCCAGCCCAGCCAGGTCCACCACCTCCGCCCGCCGTCCGACGAGCTCGAGGACCTGATCGGCGTCTGCGCCCCCTGCCACGCGATCGTCACCCGCGCTGAGGCCGCCGCCGCCCAGTGGGGCGGCACGCCGGAAGAACGACGGCGCCGCCGCCAGCGGCCAGCGCTGTGACCAGCAGCGCAGCAGCGGAAATCTTCCGCTGCGCGCGGTGGCCTACCACCCCGCAGGCGACGACGTCGCCTGGGCGCCTCAACGTCCGCGCGCGAGCGCGGGCCGGTTTCGGCCTTTTTCCCCAAAAAGGCCTCTGACCTGCGGCTTTGCGCGGCAATGTGCGCGCAAACCGGCCTGCCTGCGGCCTGCAGGCCGCTGCACAGGCCGATTCTGGCCGCCGCAGGCCGATTTTCGCGCCTGTGACCAGGCACAACGGGCCTGCAGGCCGATTTTGCGGCCTGACCGCCGTCAGATCGCCGCTGACCGGCGTGTGACGGGCATGATGGGCGCATGAGCGACCGTAAGACTTCCGCTGACCGCCGCGAGGCCGCCGAGGCCCGCCAGGACGCCGAGCAGGCCATCCGGGACCGGGCCCTGGCGAACAACCCGGGCCGCCGGGCCGGCCGCCGGGCCACCGCCCGGGACCTGCGCCGCCTCGGGGACACCGCCGTGGGCATGGTCCGCCGCCCGCCCCCCGAGGTAGCCGAGACGTGGGCCCGGCAGTCCGGGCCCGCCATCGACAGCGAGATCCCGGGCCAGCTGGCGATCGACCTCGAGCCCGATGGGTAGGCGCGGCCCGGCCGCCGAGCCGACCGCCCTGAAACTGATCAAGGGCGGGAAGAAGAACCGCATCAACACCGACGAGCCCGTCCCGCCGGCCGGGCCGATGGTGGCGCCGCGGTGGCTGTCGTCCTACGCCCGCGAGGAGTGGGACGCCGTCTGCGGCCAGCTGGAGGCGATGGGCACCGTCGCGCCGTGCGACACCACCGCCCTGTCCTGCTACTGCGAGGCCGTCGCCCGGTGGCGCAAGCTGACCGAGGTCGTCACCGTCTCCCCGCCCGCTTTCGAGGTCAACGGGGTGCTGGTGAAGAACCCGACGTACAGCCAGATGCGCGACGCCGAGATCGCCGTGCGGCTGTTCGCCCGTGAGTTCGGCCTGACCCCCTCGGCGCGGGCCGGGATCCGCGTCACGGTCAACCTGAACACCGAGGGCGCCGGCCGGCTGCTCTCCCACTGACCGATGAGGACGATCAGCCTGGAGCTGGCCGTGATCATCGGTCTCCTCGTCGTCCTGATCATCGCCGTCGTGGGGACTCGTGGGTGACCGCGATCCGGTCTGCGGCCGGGAAGGCCCGGACGGGCGGGCGTGCCGCCAGCGCGGGCCGCACCGCTGCCACCCCCGCGCCCGGCACGCCGCCGCGTTCTTCGCCGAGCTGCTGACCCACACCAAAGGCGTCTACGCCCGCCGCCCGTTCGTCCTCGCCCGGTGGGAGCGGGAGCGGGTCATCGAGCCCCTGTTCGGCGAGGTCATCTGGGACGCCGGGCGGGGCCGCTACGTGCGCCGGTACCGGCTGCTCTACCTGTACCTGCCCCGCAAGAACGGCAAGACCGAGCTGATCGCCGGGATCGTGCTGTACCTGCTGTGCGCTGACGGCGAGCAAGGCGGCGAGATCTACGGCCTCGCCCTCGACGAGGACCAGGCGGCGATCGTCTACCGCGTCGCCCGGGCGATGGTCCGCAACTCCCCGGTGCTGTCGGACCGGCTGACCGTGGTCGAGTCCTCCGGCCGGATCGTGGACCCCGAGACCGGCTCGTTCTACGCGATCACCGCGGGCGACGCCGCGGGCGCCTTCGGGTGGGACCCGTCCGGCGCGTACATCGACGAGCTGCACACCCAGGCCGGCCGCGACCTGTACGACGCGGTCCGCACGGGCCTGGGCGCCCGGGCGCAGCCGCTGATCATGCTCGCCACGACGGCGGAGAACGACCCGGCCGGTTTCGCCGCGACTGAACGTGAGTTCAGTGAGAGCGTCCTCGATGACCCAGCCCGTGACCCTGAACGC